CGATTGAAGGTTATGATGAGAGCAATGAGGCTGAAGAAGAGTTTAAAGATACCATGATACAGTTTACGCAAGAAACACAACAAGCAGATAATGCATCACAAGTTGAAGCAGAAATGTGGTTCTTACATGAAAAAGTAATTGTTTTTAAATATAGAACTTTCGAAAAATTTATTAAGAAGAATGATAAGTCAGCTAAAAAATTTGAAATAATTAGTATGCTTAAAAAGAATGGCTGCACTAAATATGATTATTATGATAAACTTAAATTAAAATATGTGTGGTTATGTAGAAAGATTGATGAACCAATAATCGAGAGATCTAACATAGCTTTCAAACGACAACAGGCACCTTTTGAAAAACCGAACAGTTAAAATATTTGGTCCTCCAGGCACTGGTAAAACCACAACTCTTTTAAATAGATTAGATAAATGGTTTTCACGAGGTATTATGCCAAGAGAAGTTGCTTATCTTTCTTTTACAAACAAAGCGGTCAAAGAGGCAAAGGCTCGTGCAGAGAAAAAGTTCCCTGATTGTAACGATGATGACTTAACTAATTTTAGAACGATACATAGTTTTTGTAGAAAGTTTAGACAATCTATTCCTGTAATAGATCCTGAAATAGATATGATAGAGTTTGCACAAAATTTAGGTATGGCTAAACCTGCGTATGAAACTTATGATGGTGTTAGAGTGTTTAATGATTGGTCATTAAGAGTTTATGATAAATCTAGAAATAGATTAATTACACCTGAACAACAGTTTTTATCTGAAACATTTAAACGTGCATCATTACCAAGGTACAAATTAATTTACGAACAGTATGAATTATTTAAACAAGATCATAGAGTTGATTTCACAGATATGATTACACACTTTATAGATCATGAGAAAGCACCACATTTAAAAATATTAATTATTGATGAAGCGCAGGACCTAACTCCTTTACAATGGAAGATGGTGCATAAGTTATCTAAAAGTTCAGAAAAAATTTATATAGCTGGTGATGATGATCAAGCGATATTTGAATGGAATGGAGCTGATGTTAGAGATTACATAGAGTTTCCTGGTAAAGAATATATTCTTACTCAATCACATAGAATACCTAAAATAATACATGACTTCAGTTCATACATTTCAGATATGATTAAACCAAGAGTTACAAAAGAATTCTTACCATCAAAAAAACAAGGAACTATTTTAACTTACTCTAAATTTAAAGATGTTGGTCAAGCGATAGAAGACTCAAAAGGTGACTGGCTCATACTTGGTAGAACTCAAGAGATTGTTAGAGAGCTTGAAGATGAAGCTAGGAAGTATGGTTTATTTTTTAAAAATACAAAAGGTAAAACGTCATTTGATATAAATAAGTGGAATGCCATAAAATACTGGAATAAATTGATGAATAATGGTGTTGTATCTAAGGAGGAAGCTGGTATAATATACACTTATGTTAATGAGATCGCATACGGGTGGAGATCCATTGAAAGCAAAAGATGGATGAACATCCAAGACTCCGGGCAACTCTCTTTAGATTTTTTAAGGACGTTTGCAGGTTTAACGGCAGATCCGGGACCATGGCAAACAGTATTCAACAAAAACTTTCCAGAAAAAGATAAATTTTATTTTGATAAGATATTAGAAAACAACTTAGATTTAGACATGGCATCAAGAATAACAATAGATACGATACACTCTGTGAAAGGTGGTGAGGCAGATCATGTTTGTTTATTTGAAAAAGCAAATTGGCCTGCACATTTTGGACACAAAGTAGGAATCGCTAGAAGTTCTGAGGCAAGAGTTTGGTATGTTGGTGTTACAAGAGCAAAACAATCGTTACACATACTTAGATCTGACCATCAGTATTACTTCCCATTGGCAAGATTGAATAATCAGTTTATAAAGGATAATTATGGTAGTAGCTAAAGGCGATTGGGATTATTCGGGAGAACCTAAATTAAGGATTCTATCTTTGGGAGCTGGGGTGCAATCTTCAACAATGGCACTTATGGCCAATGAGGGAGCCTTTGGCCCACTACCTGATTACGCAATATTTGCTGATACAGGGTGGGAACCTAAAAAAGTTTACGAACATTTAGAATGGTTAAAAACACAACTTAAGTACCCGGTCATTATTTGTAAAAATCATTTAAAATCAGGAAGCATAAAAGAAGATATTGTAAATGAAATTAGTAAAGAAAAAGGTTTTTTACACATACCTTTTTTTGCAAAAAACACAGACACTGGAAAGATAGGTATTGGACCAAGACAATGCACTAGAAATTATAAGATTACTCCTATTAATAGAAAGATAAGACATCTTATTGGATTAAAAGATAGGCAAAGATTTCCAAGAAGTATTTGGGTAGAAGTATGGGTTGGTATATCTACAGATGAAGCAATGAGAATGAAACCATCTAGAGAAAAATGGATCAAAAATATATGGCCATTAATAGATAAGAACATGTCCAGGCAGGCTTGCTTAGACTGGTATGATGGTAAAAATTATAGAACACCAGCTAAGAGCTCATGTATTGGATGTCCTTATCATGACAATACTTTGTGGAATGAAATTAAAAAAGAATCACCAGAAGAGTTTGAAGAAGCATGTAAGATTGATGACATGATGAGACACTCAGCTAATAATAAAAATATTGAAAGATACCTACATAGACGGGCAGAGCCTTTAAGATCCATAGACTTTGATAAATTGTTGCAAAAGAAGAAAAAAGATGATCAACTAGATTTATTTAATAATGAATGCGAAGGGATGTGTGGCGTCTAAAAAGAAAGCTTTAGATTATCAAGAGGGTGGTAAGCATTATGTTCAACATGCTATTCAACCTGTTGTATATTGTATGAAAAACAAATTAAATACGATTGACTCTAACATAATTAAATACGCAACAAGACGTAAGCCTGGAGAAACAGCAGAACAAAGATATAATAAAATAATTCATTACGCTAAACTTGGAATAGAGTTAGATGAGCAATCAAATTAATTTTACTTTTCAAGAATCTGATTGGACTCCACCAACCAGTTTTCCTAATTTAAAAGATGCAAAAGAAGTTGCAATAGATTTAGAAACCAAAGATCCATTCATTAAAGACAAAGGACCAGGGTGGGCTACAAATCAAGGTAATATCATTGGTGTTGCTGTGGCTACCGAATCATTTAAAGGATATTACCCAGTTGCACACGAAGCTGGTGGTAACATGGACATGATGATGGTTATGAATTGGGTGCAAGATATTTGTAGATCTAAAGCTACAAAAATATTTCATAATGCATCTTATGATATTGGTTGGCTAAAAGCACATGGTGTAACTGTTTATGGATCTATTGCTGATACAATGATAGCTGCAGCCTTAATTGATGAAAACAGATTTAGATATAGTTTAAATGCTTTATCAGTTGATTATTTATCTGAGTTAAAATCAGAAGCAGGTTTACGAGAAGCAGCAGAGGATTGGGGTATTGATGCAAAAGGTGAGATGTTTAAATTACCTGCTAAGTTTGTAGGACCTTATGCAGAGCAAGATGCAGTTTTAACATTTAAACTTTGGCAAAGATTTAAATCAGAAATACATAAGCAAGATCTTAATGATGTTTGGGATCTTGAAATGGAACTGTTACCTATTTTATTACACATGAGATCACATGGTGTAAGAGTTGATTTAGAAGGTGCAGACTTATTAAAAAAAGAATTTTTAGAAAAAGAAAAGGATGCGCTGTTTAAAATTAAAAAAGCTGCGGGTATAGATATAGATATATGGGCGGCACGATCTATAGCTAAAGCTTTTGATAAGTTAAAGATTAAATATCCTTTAACTGAGAAGACTAAAGAGCCTTCTTTTACTCAAAACTGGCTAACAAATTGTGAAGCTCCTATAGCTAAGTTGATTCGTGAAGCGAGAGAAGTTAATAAATTTCACTCTACTTTCATCGATTCAATATTTAAATTTGAACATAATGGGAGGATTCATGCAGAAATAAACCAACTTAGGGGTGATGCAGGGGGAACCGTATCCGGAAGGCTCTCTTATGCACACCCAAATTTGCAGCAAATACCAGCGAGAAACAAGGACCTTGGACCCAGGATCCGATCACTATTTTTACCTGATAAGCGTTGTAAATGGGCGTCTTTTGATTACTCACAACAAGAGCCAAGATTAGTAGTACACTACGCCTCAAGTATAGGGTTTAATGGCTCTGAGGAGCTCATAGAAGCCTATCAAAATGAAAATGCGGACTTCCACCAGACTGTAGCTGATATGGCTCAAATACCAAGATCTCAGGCCAAAACGATTAATTTAGGAATATTCTATGGTATGGGTAAAAATAAACTTTCACGTGAATTAGGAATTGATAAGCAACAAGCTGATCAAATATTAAGAGAATACAACCAGAAAGTACCTTTCGTAAAACAATTAGCCAACAGAGCTGCCGAGTCTGCTGATAAGAATGGTGCGATTTGGACACTTAAAGGTCGTAAATGTAGATTTGACATGTGGGAACCTAGTTCTTTTGGTTTACATAAACCTACAAATTTTGAAGACGCAGTTAATAAATATGGAAAAAACAATATTAAACGTGCAATGACTTACAAAGCTTTAAATAGATTAATACAAGGATCTGCCGCTGATCAAGTTAAACAAGCAATGATAGACTGCGCAAAGAAAAATTATTACCCTGCAATACAAATACATGATGAACTTTGTTTTAGTATACCTAAAG